TCCCGACCCCCTGGCTGAAGGCTGCGATAAAAGAAATCGTATACTGAATTGCATAAGACATCTTTTCAAAAAGTCCAGTCCAGAGTTTATTGATTTCATCAAATGCCTGTTTGATATAGCCAAGACTCTGTTTCATGAGATCTGCAAGGGCTATTATGGTGGGGGCGAATACTGATCCAATAAGCGCAGTTATTTCTTTGATTGAAACTTGAAGTACGTCGTAAGCTTCTTTAGTCTCCTGATTGTGCTTAGCCCATTCCTTTGTTGCCCCGATTATAAAACCAGTCTCAATAGCTACAGCAAACATAGTCCTTCTGAAATCCTTTAATTGTTTGCCGGCTTCTTTAAATCCCTCAGACAAAGTCTTACTGCTTTTCTGAGATGATTTTTGCACCTCATCAGTTTCTTTTTTGATGCCCTGCATTGAATTTCTAAGCTGCTCAGCGGCATTATCTATAAGATTCAAGATTATGTTGAGATCTTCATTGTTTCCTGGCATTTTCAAACTCCATTGCTTTTACTTCGTTGTCTATCGTAGTCATCGCGTCGAGATACTTCTGAGATTGATTAAGCCACCCGCCGTCATAAGGCATTATCCCAAGTTTAAATAATGGATACGCCCCCAAGTAAAGACTCATCTCCGGCTTGATTACCTTCAGCGGGCATCTTCTGAATTTCCATCCGTCAATCTCCCACCTGTCCTCTATAGGACTATCTGCTTCGCAGCCGTTCTCAACCTTCTGCGCCTCAGAACATTTCCGGCAGTCAAGGTCAAACTGTATTGACCTTACTGCCAGGGTTAATTTTTTGATTCATCCGGCTGAAGCTTTGAATTCCGAAGGATACGGCCGCCGAGTTCAGTAACGACATCTACCGGGATCATATTGACAATGTGGGGGTCAACAATCTTATAGTCCACGCCGCCAAGGCTTTTATTCACGGTGTCGAATTTGATATCGTTGCCGAATTTATCCTTGAAATTCTCAAAACCTTTCAGCCCGAAACGCACGACCTCTATAAGCGCATCCATGGACTTGTCAGCCTTGCTTCCGACGTATGAGAAGATGTCGGCATTAAGGACTGAGATCTTCCAGACTGTCTTCGGATCACCCTTGTCAAAAATGCTCACAAAATCTTCTGTTTCTAACAAACTGATTCCTGTGATCATAACTCCCCCCTTTTGGTGTGCCGACAACCGCAGGTAAACTATCGGCCTCAAGGGTTACACCGCGATGGCAAAATCGCCCCCTGCCCCCCGGTTATTTATTCAAACTTGATAGAAACCTCATCATTACCCGCATCTGCGTTCTGGCAGCATTCGCCCTTGAATGTCTCGATGAGCGTACCCTCACGATCGCCATATTCGATGTCGATGATGTTAAACTTCGGCATGGTAAAGGTAATCTTATTGCCGCTTGCGCTACCTATCACTGCTGATAGTTGACGAGGGGTCGCAAGTAAATCAGCACGGAAATCATACGTCGCAATGAGCACCGATTCCGGATTGATAACCGCAATCGGCTTTCTGTCGGTTATCTCGAATCCGGCGACACCGTTGGCGCTATTCATATCCGGCCGCGGAGACACTTCATTGCCCATATCAAGTTCAAGTTGTTGCACTACAAGAGAAGTAACGGCATTGAGCGTAAGGCTCGCTGATTTTACAACCGGCGGGATCGTAGTCTCATGGGTTACTGTTGGTAATGCAGTAGTTGTCGGCGCGGCATAAATTCCCTTCATGGAGAATTCTAAAAGCACCGTCTTTCCTGCCGGGGCCGTGGCCTTAACATTCCCTTTTGCCCCTGTGACAATATGGCGCCTTCCATCCAGATAGAGGTACAGCGTAACCGACTTGATAGTCGAAGAAGCCGGGACATACGTCACGCTCGAGCCGGCGCTTACCGTCTCGCTGAAACCGCATGCCTCAAGTAGATCTCCGACTCTTGCAGCGGTGCCTTTCGTACTTGATCCCCTCAATTCAATTTTAAAGGTCACCTCAACGGAGATAATCCCAAGCACCGAAGGTTTCTTGCTCAGAGATACCTGCTGCACCCCGCGCTCAACCGCTTCTGAAACTTCCTTTATTTTTGCATCAATTGCGAGGAAGGCATTATTAGTTCCGTCAGGAACGACATCTACTCCGTAGTTTACCTCCTCTTTTGCCAGCAAAACACTCCTCTTCGCTAACATATTCCCTCCTCCTTTAGGCTCTTGTTACTCTGTCTTGATCGTACAAAATCTCAATCACCATATTAAAACCGCGCACAGGATAATTTTCTCCTAAATCATCCGTGCTCGAGATTATATTCATATCGACACAGTTTCCGGCAAGCGTATGATCTGAACTGATTGCTTTTTTGATGTCGTTTTTGAAATCCGCAATTCCTTTTATAGTCCCGCTCCCAACAATTTGCTTTTCACTGTCATAGATTTGCAGCATCCCTATCAACAATACACTTTGGATTATCCGCTCATAGGGATAGTTATCGGCTACTTTACGGTCGCCATTCGGCTCAATCGCAATAGCCGGATAATTAGTTATGTTGACGCGCCTGCCAAGAAATATGTGTTCATCATTGACATAACTTAAATCCGATGATCCTTGTAACTGCGTTTGTAGTTGCGATAAAATCGTGCTTGGGTTCATTCGTTCAAAACCTTTCCGATTTGCGCCAGGATGATATCAACGACGCCCTGAGAATTCTGCTCCATGGTTACCGACATGTACCTTCTCGCGGGAATATCAACCGAAGTTTTCAATACAAAGAGGGGTACTATTTTTCCCGGAGACCCCTTCCTCTTGCGTTGTATAACACCAAAAATGATATCGTTTCGTATGAACGAACCAAGGTATTTGGTGCGCTTCTCCATGACATCTCTTGCCGTAAATCTTGAGGCGCCCCCTGCTGTCTTTGCGGCCGTAAGCGGGATGGTCAAGAACTGCACGTTTACCGGCCTTATGGTGCCCCCTGTCTCATGGATATTAGCGTATTTAACCCTACCCCTTTGCCTTACCCCGCTTCCAATAATTGCCCTAAGGGCATTATCACGCGACTCAACCATGCTGCCGATACTTGATTTTAATCTTCCGGTCCTGACTGAAAGTATCGTCCCGCTGATATTCTGTTTAAGGGCATTCTCAATCAGTAAAGACGCATTGACAAAACCGCTGTAGAGCGCGCCGCTTTGATCCTGCACCGAAAGCTTGCTCAATTTGGCAGCAATCCTTTCAATATCCTTTTTGTCAATCGTGAGCTCAATCATAAGGCGGCTTTCTGTAATGCGAATCAAGATATTCCCATACTTTCTCCCGTATCTTCTCGGGATCCCCGGCCTTCTCAGAGGAAGCATTTACCAATCCCCCGCTTTCGATATATTCGGCCGCGCACAACCTGATACACTGTTGCTCAAGGTCCGCAGGAATGGAGGCATAACCGGCATTGTAAATAACTTTGATGTTCTCCGTAGTGCTCTCCGTGAAGATATCGTCCTTGAGAATAACCATCCCCTCAATTTCATCAGATATTTTGATATCATCTGCGTCTTTTGCCGTATCAGAACCGAACTCAAGGTCAGTATCGTCATGTATCGAAGTGATCGAATTTATTGGATACTGACGTAAAAGCATTCTGTCTTTGCCGTTGCCACGGTAATATTCCGTATAGGTCGAATCATGGAAACTCCTATTGCAATGTGTCTCTATCGCCTGGCTCATGCGCGTGATGAGATCCTCAAGCAAATCATCATCGGTAGTATCATCAGTCTGCTTTTTAAGATATGCCCTGAGATTTGCAAGCGTCGTGAGCTCCGCACCGGTCATGCCCGATGGCGCAGGCTGGCCTACCGCCTTAAGCACCTGTATATATTTGACGTCAAGTGTCTCATTGTTGATAGTGACGATATACGTATCTTCGGTGGGAGGCGTGAAAGATTGTTTCCAGAGAATATCAGAAACAAACGTCATACTGCCGCTATTCTCCGCATTCTGAAATACAAGGCTCGTAAAATGCCACGTATAGCCGTCAGAAAGGCGCTTGATAACAACGCTTACCGTATTCCCGGTTACGCTTTCCGGTATTGCCTGCACAATCCAGTGCAGCGAATTAACCTTAATATACTGTAAATTATCCATCAGCGATTACTCCTTATCATATTCTCAATGCCGGTGTAACTCGCCCCCTCTTTCACTCCGTTGGTGGAATTGTAGACAGCCCGCATGTATGCCCCTGCCTGGCCGATATAACCGCTCGAGACGTCGGTCGACCATGGATCTCCGGCCGCCGCGGCGCTCTTGAGATAGGTGCCCGCGAATCCAGCGGTGGTATAACCTGAGATGTCATAGTTCCAGATGTCCGCTACCGTCAAGGAACCGCCTCCGACTGTCGAAACCTGCGCGTCGAGATATTTCCCGAATGTCCCCGCGGTCGTATGGCCTGACTGCACCTCATTCCATATCAGGTCCACATCAGACGCGGAAAGGCTACTGGTCAGCGTCCTGGTGCTGTTCGCCCATATCGTATTCGAGATGTTCTGATAGTCCGCGCTCGCAAGGCTGTACCCCGTCTTGTCGTCAACCGTGAATACTCGCGCATCCACCTTGTTGGCCGTGGTGAAGGTAAGACTGTCGGTCTTCGCCTTGACAGCCGAGACGTTCGCGTTCATGTTCGAGACGTTACTGTTCCAGTTCGTCACGTTGACGTTAAGGTTGCTTGCTGTGGAATTGGTAGTATTCAACACCGTGCTTACCGCCGCAAGCGTGGTATTGGTCACATTGAGGTTAGTGCTTATCAAGGCAACCGTACTATTCGTGGTATTAAGTTTAGTAGAAACTGCCGCTATCGTCGCGTTGGAAGTATTCGTAATGCCACTTATCGATGCCACGGTCGCATTGGTTGAGTTCCCGATTCCACTGACGGATGCGATAGTCGTGTTGGCGAAAGTGACATTGATGTTCGTGTTGTTGAGCACGCCGCTGACTGCGGCCAGAGTCGCGTTCGTCGTGTTTGTGATTCCGCTGATAGAAGTTATCGTGGTGTTAGCCGCTGAAAGATTTGCGTTCGTGTTGTTCAAAACAACACTCATCGCTTTTATAGTCGCATTCGTCGCGGTAAGGTTGCCGTTGGTAGCGTTGAGCGTTCCGCTCACGGCGGCGAGGGTGGTGTTCGTACTAACGGCGAGCGTGTTCGTATCGCTCTCAAGGTTAGCCACTATATTCAACGAAGCCCTGAAGTCCCTGCAATCAGTTTTCTTGACGTAGACAACCAAGTCTCCGACCGTATCCGTCATTGCCGCCGTAAGCGCCAAAGAATAAAGCCCAGTCATGTTCGTCGCGTCCAATTCCGCCCAGGTTGGGGTGGTAAGATTCGTAGCCGCTCCCCCCTGCTTTATGTACCAGACGAGTGGAGCTGTAACCCCTGTCACTGGAGTGTATCCGTCGGTACTGTTAACCATGACCGTATAGATCACCGGAGTGGCGTCCTTCTTGATCTCCAGCGCGAGGGTAGAAGAGATTAAAAACAATCCCGCCATGATAGCGAGCAATATCTTTTTCATCGTTCGAACCCTCCGTTGAATAGTGAACCGCTTTGATAGTAGGTGGTGTTGTTGCCGCCTGGTGCTCCTCCTACTGTCGTATTCAAGTCCTTCTGGAAGTCGGTAAAATATATCATAAAATAGGGCACCCAATCGGTTTCTACGGTGAGATTCACAGTCTGGTTACTGATATTCCCATAGACGAAATCGAAATGTTGAGGTTTAGACCAGTTGTAATAAGCAGATTGCACTGAACGTCCATACATATCGTAATCGTTAGACCCAGAAGTGCCCGATTGAGAGAATATAATGTAAATTGGGGTATTTCCCAATACGCTAACGCTATCATTAAATAATAAGGTGTTTCTTGAACCATCACCCATCAAAGCTTCCTCTTTAAAACCGCTATATTTCAAAGTCTTATTTTCATATACCGATACATTTAATATGCCTGGAGTGCCTGTTATATCAAATTGAAAAGCACAACCACTTAAAGTAACATTTGTCCCAAAAACTACCATTACCCCTTGGACATTTGTTGAAAAAATATCTTCAGCTCCTGATAAGCCTCTTACCCCAGATGAAAACGGAAAGCCGCTATATGTCCCATCGGAATATTTAACCATATAGCTTGTTGTCGTAGAAGCCCCCAACTTCCACGCCGTACCATTCCAGGTTTTTATTACCAGAGAAGGTTCTTTGCTGTTATCTGTTTGCATATTTTTGAGATAATCAGTCGCATTTAATTCTCCCCCGGAGGAATAATTGCAAACTAACCAATAGCGGGTATTTTTAGCCAAAACACCCGTATTGGAACCAAGCGTCTGTTCTCCAACTAATCCATCTGCGGCAGGTGCGGAAAATTTTGCCGTAGGTGCTCCGAGATATGTCCCGCTTGGATTGCCAGCATTATCAGTCTGTACTTCAAGGGTAAGGTTGGTATCAGTTACATCTCCCGCTATATCAAAGTACATGTCAACTGCGGTAATCGCAAGGTTCTCTTTTGGGTAAAAAGACATGGCGAGCTTATCGGTATTATTCTGCATTGAAACTCCAGACGCAGCAGATGTTCTGACATCAGTATCAAGTAACATTCCTGCTAATTCATTAAAAAAAGCATAGCTGATTCCAAAAATGCAAAGGATAAAAAATGCCAGAAAGATTATCTTTTTCACTTTACCTCGACCTCAACATTCATCAGGGTATCGAATTTCTTTTGCAAGTCGTAATCCTTTTGGAGTTCATTGTCCTTGAGGTATTTCACCGATTCGCCAAGGATATCGGCAATCTGCGTGGCGTTCATAGTGGCAAAGTTCCCCTCAATACTTATTTGACGATTGACCTCTGTTTTGGTATCAGGGAAGTAGACCGCCACCACGACGGTATTCTCGTTTATCACCTGCCGTACGGCGTATTTCCAGACTTCTTTTTCCTGGGCGAACGCGAAACTAAACATCAACAGCACTAATGCAACCGCGATAATTGCTCGCATAGTTCCCTCCTTAATTTGGCCTTCTACTCTCTCATCGCAATATCTTTCAATATTTCAGCAAATCTGTGTCCCGACTGCTCCCAAGTAAACTTGTTCCTGATCCGGTCGCTTGCGCGCTTTGCCTTCTGCAACGCATGGTCATATTCCTGAGGCACAAGAAGCATTTTATTGAAAAAATCCTGAACCAGGGGGACGCTCATCCGACACTTCCGTACCTTATAATTCTCAAGGTCGTTTTCCTGTATCTCAGTCTTGAGGACATAGCCGACATCTTCATCGAAGAAATCCGCGCAGCCGCTATGATTGACGCTTACGCAAGGAAGTCCGGTTGCCATAGCCTCACACAATGTAAGGCCCCATCCCTCACCGAGGCTGGGGAATAAGAAACAATGCGCCGAGTGATAAAGCGCCACCAGCTCTTCTATCGGAAGTTTACGGTTATCAACAACGACGTTCTTATTCTTTCCATAGACAAAGATTTTCTCTGAATTGAATGGGCTCGGGATGCGCCTCAATATCCTTAGCATCGAATGAAAACGCTTGGTGTCTTTGTCTCTGATAATATCTTTCCAGTACATTCTAATGCTCCTCAGCATGCTTTTAAAAGTAACCCGCACCATGGTAGTCTTGAGGTATATTTCCATCTGCGGGAATTTATCGCATAGTTTTGTCGCTTCTATCAAAAAAGGATACCCCTTCCTGACGTTGCTTGCTCCGCACCAAAGATACCGGAAGCGTTGTCCATTGTTAAGCTCACGCTGTTTGTAGGTATAGATTTGCGGCTCAACGCCATTATGGCAAACATAGGGAATCCGTTTTGTATAGGGTTTAAAGATATCACGGCAAAATGAACTCGGCACAATGACATAATCAGCTAAGGCTAGCGCCTTTTTATACGATTCGGGGACATCAACAAACTCCCACATTGTAGAGAGGATATTTATTTTGCCGATAACGTGGGTATAGAATTCAGCCGATACCATCTGCAGGATCATGTCAGCGCTCGGATCCTCAATAATATAGGGGGATGCATATTTCTTGAGCATCGAGTTTTGATAACTATATCCGAGCGCATTGCCGCGCATATCGCGCTCAGGTGTTGCCCAGAAAACTCTGACCTTTCCGTTCTCGCTCATCGCCTTCCCTTCCAGAGCCGATTACTGAATTCAACCTTAGTGATGATTCCCCTTTTAGTTTCCCGCATCTTGGAGCCGCATTTGCTGCAGATATGCCGCGTGGCTGGCTCTCCCTGGATACTCTCGCCACAAATACATTCATACGTTGACTGCCGGGTTCCTAACATCTCATTAGCCCCCACGCATCCACATGCTCGTGGACTACTTTGTGTATATGCTGCCGGCCATGCTTCACAAGCATCCTCTCAAAATAAGACCGTTCTGTTACCCTGAAATGCGCGCATATCTGAGGAAAGTATTCGAACCTAAAGCCACTCTTGAGCGCCCGGAGCCAAAAATCCCAGTCCTGCGCGAAATCGAGCTGAAAGCCATCCAAAAAGCGCCACATCTCCTTGGTAAAAAAGCTCGCCCCATAGATGTAGTTCTTCTCATAGACATCGTTCAAGGAAACGTTTCGTATATCCCCGTAGATAAAATCGCGCTTCCCGAAATACTGACACGGAAAATATACTACATCAGCTAAACTCTTCCGCATGAACCGAAGCAATAACTGAAAATATATCTTATCAAAATAGTCATCATCAGCCTGTACCGTAATGAATCCATCATCAGCGGCATTAGTTACGATATTGAAATTCGCAGTCATGCCAAGGTTTCTATCGTTCCTAAGCAGCCGCACATCCACCCCATGAGGAAACCGATAATCCTCAAGGTTAATCGGCTGATCGCTTCCATCATCGCTGATGATAATCTCATCCACACCATCGCATGAATCAAGAAGCTGTTGGAGCCATTCCTTAACCGGATTAAAACTCGGTATTGCTACCGTGATTTTACGCATATTTTATTGCGGTTATTCTGGCGGACACCGCAAAACGCCCATCCGAAAACGGCGGATAACCTATCCAGCTATGATCCGACAGAAAGCTCCTGTCTGGCCATAATCAAACGCCCACCGCGTGACCATGCGGAATTGGGTTTGATACTTGGCAAACAGCGTATACGGATCAACTTCAAGCGTCATCTGGCCAAGTCTTCGACCGATGACAAGATACTTAAAGTTGCCGAATACTCCAACCGGTTTTGTCGTACCATCAGTAACAGCAATTGTTTCGCTGACGTTTGACGGAAAACCGTAAACGGTTGCTGGCTGCTGAGCAGCAACTGGAGCATAGATCGGGGCTCCGTTGCTATCCTTCAGGCTACGGATATAGTGCTGCTGTAGTCTTCCAAAGAAGAATCTCGCGCCGTTGAGATACCCTTCCTCGAGCTTCTCTATTGCAAGACTCAGATTCACCGCGCTGATAGTGCTAAATGATGCGCCACTTAGCACTACGGAATATCCGGCCTTAGCGGTCAAAACACCGGAAACCGGCGATCCAGTACCTTCAAACACCTGATTGTCCAGCTCCTGCGCTGTACCGTACGTGAATTGCTCCGTGAGGATTGACGGGATGTCAATCAGCGAATCCTGGAGTACTTCATTTGATGCAACCGCGAGCCCGAAAAGTTTCTTGGCCACAAGGTTCACTTCCCCGAACGTAGGCTCTGAAGCAGTCTTGGTTGCTGCTTCATCTTCCCACGTAAAGGTGCCGTGAGTCGCCTCTGACGGGATATGAAGCGTGTCAGACCCCATCGGGACCACGGTACAGGCATTCAGCATAAACGAGGAATTCCTCGCCAGCTGAATAAGATCGGCCTGATACTCTTCCGGTACCAGATACGCACCCTGAGCCGCTGTGCCTTCGTTGAGGGCAGTTTTGGCGGTAATCAGGTCAATGACCCACTTACAAAACTCCTCGACTTTGCCTTCCTCGCGGAATGCGCCGAACGAGTAAGGAGATTTTGCTACTGCTTCGCGAATAGAACAACCCATCCGCGAAAGCTTCCTACCTTTGTGTTCGGTAGGTATGGTGTTAATGTTGAAAGCGCGCTTCATCAAAGGAGTCTCTTCAATCTTCTTGATGCGAGTCTCGATGTCAGCGAATTTGCCGGCTTTCCCTTCAACTTCAGCCAGCTTCTTCGTTAACGGATCGAGCATATCGGCAATCGCTTTCTTCAAATCCTCTAACATGATGCTCCTTTCCTTAGGTGCCGAGTTTCTCGGCGATTGTGGACTTCACTGCTCCGATGATATCCTCTTGTGTAGGCTCGGTGTCGGACTCTGTAGTCCCCTTGCCCAAGAGCGCCTCGGAGTAATGTGTCTCATTGATTGACTTCAAATCGTCTTTATGATCTTCAACCCACTGCTTTGCCTTATCGACAGTCCATTTTTCCTTGTCAAAAAGCACTGCTTGCACATGGGTAGAATCATCTGACTCGTCCTTGAACTTCCCGACGATTGCCTTGATACCGTCGTCCTTGCTCATCCAGATCGTGCGGAAACTGTCATCCTTGAATAAATCTGGATTGCGTATTCTTACGCGGATATAGTCATCCGTAACATCTACCGGCTTTGTCTCAACCGGAGCATAAGGCCTCTCTTTGAGTTCGCCTTTCTCAAAAGACTTCATCACTGCTTCACAAAGGCCGCGCTCTTCATCGGCACTTTCCATGCTCATCTGCAAGGCGCTTCTGTTGGCCGGGACCAGAACCTGCGATACTTCAAGCAACTCGACATCAGTGAACTTTCTGCCGGTCGTACGCTCATTTCCCTCATCATCCTTTTCGGTGATATACTCAAACTCATGCGCCATAAAACCGATGGAAAACGCAGCGATCCCCTTTGATGCCAGGACCCACGCCCAGTCTGCCTCAGGATTCCCTTCTCCGACAAAATACTTAAACCGCGCAGTGATCTTGTCTTCTTCGATTTTGATATCCTCGGCTTTGCCTATTTGGGCCGTAAGCGCCCAGTAGTTATGGGAGCTCAACAATATCGGATGCTGCTTATAGGTTTTGATCCGTCCTTCAATCGAACTCGGCAACACTACATCACCCATCCGGTCAACCTTCTTGGTGCTGATCACTGCTTCAAGAGTATGCTTGTCTTCATCCACGCTCTTGATCTCCGCCTTAAACGTCTTGAGAATCTTCTCTTTCATCGTCTCTCCTTTGACATGTCTCTGCGATAATAAGCTCTGCAATGAGTAACCGGTTGTGCAGTCAAACAACTCAATTGGCAGGTATCACAGAGACTCACTTCTTTTTTCTTTTTCTTACGCATCTTATTCAACCACCGGCGCGATGGTACATCTGCAATTGCAAACCTCGGCCGCGCCTCCGTTCTGATCACCAGGATACATGAGCCCGTTTTTAAAAGGCTTATCTAAATCTATCGCCCCTTGGCCTTGGCATCTCGCATGACTTTCTCTGACAAACTCATCATTAGCAGTGAGCCATTCTTTCTTCTCAACGCCTTCGTTCTGATAATAAATAAGACTCCCTCCATTCACCGCGCCTACGGTTTCAGTACGCGCAATAAGCCGGGACCGTGTTGCCGCATTATTGAACATGTTCCTGATTTCTTCCTTGATGCCCGCGGCAATATCCGTAATCGTCCCGCCCGCCTGCGTGATCTCGGCGATAACATCAAAAACTTTCTTTTGCAAGGTCCTGTTGATGCCGGTTATTTTATCTGCTCTTACCGCAAGATAGCTGTTGATCTTATGCTCGAGCGCATCATCGTCTATCGATTTTTTGCTTCCCAGGGCTGCCTCTGCATGCGCAACCCCCTGATCTATGGCAAGCTTTAGCATCGGCTTTGTTTTTTCAACAAGTTCATCATCCTGCTTGTCCCAGTTGACATCAACCTTGCCAGAGATCAACAAATCATTGCTTGTATTAAGCATCTTGCTGCGCAGGTCGTAGAAATACCGTTTAAGCTTCCTGTGAAACAAATCCTCAATATTGCTTTGCCTTGCCAAGAAGCTCCTGATGATTGCTCTTTGGCGCGGGGTATATTGCAGGGTTTTCTGCGCCCCATCCTGAGTCTCGTCCTCCGGTGGAAGACCATCCGCGCCTTCATCTTTTGCCGCACTTGCCGGCGTCTGGCCAAACGGTATCCACCACTCATTGCGCCATGGTTTATTTTCAAATCCGAGATCAAGTTTTGAGTTGATCTCATTGCCGGTAAACCCCATCGTGAAAAGTACTGATCCTGTGGTAACCTTTTCCTTAAAATCCTCAGCAAAGGCCGGAACATTTTTGATATCAAAGGTGAGAAAAACATCATTCCGATATTGTTTTATGTAATGTGCATTAAAGCCATCCTTGAATTTCTGCAAAATAGGCATAAGCGTATAGAGCCAGAAGATTTTCATCTGCCCGACGAACGTGGCATAATTAAGATCTTCGGTTATATTGAACAATGCTTTGGGACTACGCCAAATTCCGAGGATCTCTTCTCGGGTAAGCCGCTTCTGCTCAATGAATTCCATGTCTTTATGAGTTTGCCCTAATGCCTCTGCCTTAAGGCCGCCCTCGAGCACGGCCATCTTGAATTTATTCTCGAGCCCTGCATACTGTGATCTCCACCATTCTTCAATTCGTTTGCGCTGTGGATCACTGAGACTTTTATCTGTACTCAAGACAAAACTCGGCGTCGCATCAGATTCAAAAAATTTCTTGTTAAAGGTTATCGTATCTTGGTCAAGTTGCATCTCGTCATCAATAGGAGCGAGCGGCGACAACCCGCGGAATTTGTTGTAAGGATTAAAATCCTTGATGTGGATTATCTCCTCTGGCGCGAAAATCTTCGTGCCATACTTCCACCCTTTTAGCAATCCAACGCTATAATCAACCGACTCACTCATCAGTTTTGGGTTAAGATTGACAAGCGCCGGTAACTTAGTCCCGGCTGCCTCTCCGATAGTCTGTATATCCTTGAGTAGAAAAACCTCGCCATAAAGCGAATAATATCCAGCCATCTCCTGAAGGAAGTCGTTTATGCTTTGATATCCGTTAGGCCTGGCAAAACGCTCGGTCAGGAGAGGATCGTCTATCTCCTCCTCATCTTTATTGACAAAAATTATCTTGGCTTGGGGGATATTGTCCGCAATGGCTTTGATTGCCTTATAGATAGTGGCAACCTGCTTGTATGGTTCTGTGACCTTATTACCGCCAAACAAATTCATCTCTTTGCCAAGAGCAAAGAGCTTCCCCCAGCTTAGATTTTTCTTGATGACTTCTCTCACAGTCCGCCGTTTTATTGGCTCTGCGCGTGTCTTTCTAAATCTTACGAATAAGTTTAGCAATCCCATTTTCTCCTCTTATGGCGACCAGATGATTATCCCGCTTGCTTCATGCCAAGCGTGCGCCGCAAGGCATAGACTAAAGAACGCATCCCCATGACCGTCTTGTGTCTCAGGGGCTTTTAAATCACAATCCACCGTGAGGATCTGTCGCTTCTGCCTCGCATCATCTAACAGTTCAATCTGCCCTGCCGTGATGATCTGGTCAAGCTCTGCGGCCATTGAAAATTTACTCCCCGCAGTAAAGCTTATCCCTTCCATCTCCCCTGGAAGTTCCCCCCTCTCTTGGAAGCCTTCAAATTCAGCCCGAGTGTTATCGTAGAAAAGCTTCTGGACTTTAAAATTCTTAATGATTTGCCTGAGATAATCGACCTGATCGTTGTAATCCCAGCCGTCCATGAATTTGCTATGTATCTGCTTAAGCTTTTTTTGGCTCTCCGCGAATAAAGACAAGTGGCTTGGATGCGTCTTCTTCCCGATATCGAAGCCGCCAACCACGAGCCGGGTGTCTTTTAGTTTCGGAGGATTATTTATTTCATAATTACGAAGACGGCTATTGATGAATCTTGAGAGCGTCGAAAGATTGATATACCCCTCTTCGCCTCGAACCGGCATGCATCGGAATTCTTTGTTGAAAGCTTTCTCTCCGATACGCTGCCGTATCTCAACTAACTTTTCCCATGAGAAACGCTGCGGCCATAAAGTTAACTTGCGCGCCTCATCAACGATGGCATCATATCTTCGGCAGTTGTACCCGGGGTTGCCTTCCAACTGCGCGAATAGATCCTCGCTGTCCTGCGGCGTACCTACCAGATGAAGTCCTTCCTTGGGCATCTGCTCAATCTCTTCAAAGTAGGTCCGCGCTATCTTCTCGATCTGTGTGATGTCTAACCTAACCTGAGGGTCCCGGAGGATATCATCTGCCCAAATGTTGTGAGGATGCTTGCCTCTCTGGAAAGTCAAGATTCCCGCTGGCTCACAGACAAAAATCCTTCCGTCTGCATTGCGGTAATGTAAGACGCTTTCGCTGTCGGTGCAGTTTCTGTATTCTCCGAATAACTCGGGGAGGGCAAAGATATACCGCTTAAGTCGTTTCGTATGGTAAGCAGCAAGGTCGTTGGTATAAGAGAAATACATTCCTTCATTGAAAAAATGTTCCATCCGAAGAAGTTTCCAGCTGACATGCCCTTCTTCGACTGTGCTTTTAAGATGGAATCGCGGGGCCACAGTAGACGTACGGTTATACATCTCAAGCCGGTCGCACGTTTCCTTGTGGAATAACGGAGTGAAAAAAGAACCCTCGACGCGCCTTATCGCTACGCTAAACGCATAGAAGTAATAAAACGAGAAGCTATTAAGGCACTTGGCCAAGAAACTCGGCCCGGATTCTGTTTTGGAGGTCTTTGTCTTCTCCAGTAAAGCTTCCATTTCCTCCTACCTTTCCCCCCACCCTGTTGACAATGGTATTATTGACAACTGCACGCTTATCAGCCCAGCGATCAGGCGCACGGTTGGTCAAGAAAAAAATAATTGAAGTCGTGTTGCCTTCCATTGCGCTTTTAAAAAGCGCGTCTTCAACAATCTGGATACGGCTATCAATAACGTTTCGAATGAGTTCATCGAGTTTCGGCCTTGCCTTCCGCCATCGCCACAAAGTAGTTGCTTCAATGTTTGCAGCTTTACATGCGGCAGAAATTGAGGTACCGTTTCTTAAACTCGCCATAATAGCTCTGACGCTTTTAAATTTTGACTGCATTTTTATCAGTGAACCTTTCCCAGCGTAAAATAATTACATCGACATATTTTGGGTCTAACTCCATGAGATACGCCCTGCGCTCGAGCTGCGCGCAGCCTAAGAGCGTGGATCCTGAGCCTCCGAATAGATCCAAAACGATATCGCCGCGCTCGCTGTTCTTCTTTAACGCCCGCTCAGACAACCTGACAGGTTTTTGGGTAGGATGAAGATACTGTGTCGTAACATCCCTCTTTTGATACCAGACATCGAGCATGTCGTTAAAATCATCGAAATCGAGATTAAAGATGTCCTTGAGGTCCGCAATCTGTTTATTGCTAAAATGGGACCGCTTCCTCTTCCATCCCAGCATGCAGGGTTCATATTGCCGGTGGTAATCCTGTCCGTGGCTAAAGATCATTGAATTCTTAAGCCACACAATAATCTGACTCATGTGCCAGCCGGTGGCATCGAAGGCCATTCTGTTAATCCAGTTATTTTTATTGGCAAACCACCAGTAAATCGTGGCGTCTTCGGTACTGAATTTTAAAAGATTACTTAAGACCTTTGTGTAAAAAGCAAGGCACTCTTCATCAGATAGATCATCATTAAAAATCCTTCCTCCCGTGCCTCCGAATTTTCTTGAGGAATAATCGAGTCCTGCTGGAGATTTATAATCGACGTTATATGGCGGATCAGTAAAGATCATCCTAGCAAGTTGTCCATCCATCAAGAGAGCCACGTCTTCTTCTTTTGAGGAATCCCCACACATTAAACGATGTTCTCCAAGCTGATAAATATCTCCGTACTTTGCTTTCGGGACCGCTATTTTCTGATATTCAGCCTCAGCATCAAAATCGTCTTCATGAATCGGCTGGCCGAAGATGCGATCTAAGTCCGCGCTATCGAAGCCAACGTCCGAGAGCATGTCCTTGCCGAAATTCTCCAACAGTTTGAAATCCCAACTTCCGGTATTCTTATTAAGCCTTAGGTTGAGCTCTCTTTCCTCTGCTTCAGAGAGCAATCGGCTCGGCACCCGTACGTCTACTTCCTGGATTCCTTTTTGCTGTAAGAGGCGCAGTCGGAAATGTCCGCCGATGACTGTGTTGTTGCGGTTAATGACCAGGGGGTCTGCGAGAGAAAATTTCTCAAAGGAAAGTAATAAGTCGTTTTCTTCTTTTTTGGAAGCTTGTCGCGGATTATATTTGGCAGGAATTAGCTCTGCGATCATTCGCTTCTCGCTTTTCCATTCTATCGAGGCATCTTGCATATCGAGTTATTTGCACCCCTCGAAATGCAAAATATGTTATAATGATTTAGCTCGCAGTCGTAGTTCAAACAGAACACCTCAAGCCTCGAACTTGAGGAAATGGTTTTGGTCGACCATGCCCGGCTGCGGGCAAATAAAAAAGCCGACTCCCGCCTTGTACAGGAAGTCGGCTAAAATCTATGGAGGCGTCCCCCCACTTTAATTAAAGTATATATCAGGAAATCTGATATTGTCAAATGATATTGCTAAAATAGCTGCTTCACCCTCCATGCGCGCCAATTCCTCCGTCTGGCCTCTTTTTTGCACGCCTCATTCTCGCATACCTTATGCCACCATCTTTTGGGGATAAATGTTATCTTGCATCCGGGCGCGTGGATACGGCAATATCGTTCTTTAGGCATTTATCTCTTGTCTTATTTCAGCACCCCCACAATAAACTCTTCTCTGACCAGTATTCTGCCTTTTTCGCAATTGGGAAGTTCAATCTTAACGAGATTCATCGGGACAAAGATTATTTCGTCCCCCGGCTTGACCCGCGTCACCTTATCCCCGACAGCTTCAACGACATTATCATTGAAATTTGCAGTGGCGGAGTCAGGCAGCACGATGCCGCCGACTGTCTGTGATGCGCTGATGATATTCACCAATACCCATTCACCTACTGGCTGGATTGTTTTCATAGATCCTTTCCTTTTCATAGTACCAAATAGGAAATCAAGCTATCTTCCATGTGCACTATGTTGTTAATTTTATCCAGGTATTCTTTTACCCCTGGCTCAGTTTTATAATCGTGCCACACGATGATCTCCGCAAGAAGCAGCCCTATGCCTAATATCCTACTTTCCCACCAATATGTTATCTCAATAATTTCCTGTATCACTCACACGCTCCTTAGGGTCGGGTTTGATTGTCAAGAATTCTCATCAGCAGATCTCATCGCGTTCCTGACGATTGTATAAAAGTCAACTCCGCACTTCTTAAGCGCCTTATTGGTGCACGCCAAAACCTCCTTGACCTGCGCGATGTTCACCTGAACCTTCTTGCCTTCGATTTCCGTGACGAGTTTTGCGAGTTTGTTGAGGGTCATTTGAAATCTCCTTTCCGCATATCCTCCAACTTCTGGTTAAAATTATGTATTATGTAAAGCGCCACCCCTATCAGGGTAAGCGCGATGCTGATGATCACGATGGTTACTTTTGCGATGGCTTTGATGAAAAGCATTTTGCCTCCGTCTTCTCCTGCAACTCCTCAAGAGTAAGATAGCGGTGGAAGTCCTTTTGCTTAATGAGTAATATCTCATTTGGATCGTGATTGTTATAAACTATCAAATGCGAAGAATCCGTTGACTCAGCAAAAATTTTTACTCTTATTACTTTTTTGTCTTTCCCATAGATATAACCATCATACCTTGGCTCAATCTGCTCCTTTACCCAGCACTCCGTTGCCAATGGTTGCGTGTTGCCGTCGGGGTAAATGCGCTGGTTGATTTTGTGAATATCAATTCTTGCCCACGTTGCCCAAAAACAGATTGCCGCACACATAATCCAAAATTCACAACTCCAAACTGCTTTTTTACTTCCCATCTTACCCCTCACTTTCTTTCTTCTGGCCTACTCTGTAACAGCGATTGACACCAATTGGCCCCGGGCATCGACCGGCCGAGATTTCTGCACCGTTTATCGGTCGTTCCGGCCGATGCCCCGCGGGCGATTAAACCTGCTTGATATTATCTTCTTCCCACTTAATAATCATTTTCCCGATAAAATACGCGACTTGAACAACAACGCCGTTTCCGAGACCTCTAAGTCTGTCCACCCTATGGGGCATCCCATTAACCACTCTACCCACTCCGGGTTCAGATTCCCAGAACCGAAAATGTCGGCTAACTTCGCTCCGTGCTTCTTTCCTTGTTTCGATATTCTCTGGTAAGTCCCCGGTATAATTGTTGCCTTTCCTCCTTCGCTGTCTTTGCTCCGGGGAGTAGGCAATAATCCAAATCCTTTCTCTTTTGTGCGGGGCGCCGAGAGCGTGAGCCGGAAATATAAACGGGATTGCTTCGTAACCTTCGTTCTCCAGGTCATCAAGAATTTCTTCGAGCATAATTCCGACGATTCCAGGAACATTCTCAATAACGACCCAAGGTGGTTTAACTTCGAATATAATCCGGCGCATTTCTGGCCAGAGGTTACGGTCATCGTCTTTGCCTCTGCGCTTCCCGGCGCAACTAAATGGCTGGCAGGGAAACCCTCCCCAAACAAGGTCAACTGCTGCGAGTTCTTTTGGCCTGACTTTTTTGATGTCGCCATATTTTTTGCTCTCCGGCCACCGTAAGTTTAAAATTTTTTGGTCGTATTTTTCTATTTCAATCTGCCAAGATATCTCCCACCCCCCGAGGTAAAAACCGAAGTCCCCTAAACCTTGACCTGAAAAACAACTACCTAAGCAATACACAACTTCCTATTCCTCCCTGACCGATATCTTGATCTGGTTGAATTCCGAAAACGAGAACGTGTGTCCCGACACCTTGATGCTCTTCTTGCCCGACGCGCGGAATAACTCGGCCAATGTCGGCTTTTGCTTTTCAAGACTCTCCTGCAACCCCTCGATCTCCTCGATGCGTTTCATAGTTTTTTCTCCCGCTTATCCTCTAAACTCGCGAAGCCCTTTTGCTCAAGCTTTTCAAAAAGTGTCTGACCCTGCAAACTCACCTGGACGTAAGGCATAAAGACTTCCTGAATCTTCACCATGTTTGTTTCTACCAGAGCCATCTGTGCCTCTACCCAGCGAAGGACCTGACGCCACGCAATGCGTTTTGCCTGCTGCTCGTCATTGCTGCGCTTATTCGGCCTCTTGCGCCTTGAAAGCAAAACCTGATGAACCGCCAACCATCGGCAGGGCAGTCGGAAGGGAATGTCTTTGCCGCTGACGTTGACTTTAAAAGCAACTCCCACAACCTCGCAATTCTCGTACTCGGTTATCACACCCCCAACGCCATATTTTCCAAGGACACGCTGAATCTCAGACACTGTTTGCTCTGGTTCAATCTTGGTGGTTTCCATAAAAAGACGATTCATGAGACCCCCTTTTTTGTAGGCATTGCACTCATTGCAGCCTCAAAATGCTTATTTTCTCCCAAGTGCTTCATCTATATCAGCTTCTGCAAAATTTAAGTGCAAAAGATGTCTTTTAACGGAAACATCGTCTTTAAAAATGCTTTTTAAATTCTTGATGTTTTCTGTTGATAAATACGTTAATAAATAATTATTATCAACAGTAGTTGTTTGTTTGTTTGTTTGTTTGTCTAAGGATGGTCTATAGACGGTCTGGAGACGGTCTGCATACGGTATTAAGTAACCGGTATATTTCTTGATGAATCTTTCAACAAAAGGGTGGTTATTAAGAAAATTCAACTCTGTTATGGTTCCAGCGATGACTGCGGGGCTCTTTGGCCGGTATTTAAAGCGGTTGACAACCCAAATCAGATGGGTCTCAGGATCATATTCCAGGGCTCTCTTTTCTAAAACCGCAAGAAATTGCTTTTCAAAGTCATCCTTTTCTGTTTCCTTAAAACCAAGCTGAAACATCGCTGTCTCTTTGTCGAACTCGTAAATGCAACAAAGGTTCGCGCTGTCGTTTGCCCAAGCATGAAGAAAGATTAACTTACCATCTCGGGAATAAGACCTGAATTTAGGATCATTCCAAATCTTGGTGTGAACATCTACATAAGTCGGCATTTCAGTACCTCACGTTTTTTAAGATCCCATAAAGTAATTTCTGTTGGCCATTCTCCTGCGCGCCATAGTCTCAGCTCCTTGTCATAATCCAGCTTTCATGCAATCTTCGATCGAATACGCCACTATACCGATACAGCCGAAGCTCCGCACTGTCTCGAGAAACTTCTCCTGAAAAATGGTCGGTTTGTTCCCCGGCATTTTAACCTCTACCGCAAAAAATCTGCCTTCGCGCGTAAGACCCAACAGGTCAGAGATACCAAGCTGTTGAGAAGGGATATACTTGCCGGTATCCCGCTTAAAAATCCCCACGTTCCGGTAGGGGATCACCAGGCAGCCGCGGCACCTCAGGTATTGCGCGATCGCGCGCTTGACGTCAGCTTCTTTTCTTGGCATCAATGCGTACTCCCCGCGAGCCCGTATCCGGCCTTCTTGCCGCGCTTGACTTGCCGGGCCCGGTCTCTATAGTATTGCTGTTCGTGTTTTTTAGAACAAAACAGTTCATTTGGTTCACAAGGGTGCCCGCATTTCCAGCAAAATCCGGTAGGCTCCATTGATTACCTCGCTCCACAGACAGCTTTCATCTCCAGCTGACCGCTTGGCAGCTGGTTAAACTCATCATTGACCTCTTCCACGATCTGCCGGCCAAAGGCCTTCTCAAGGGCCCGGGCTGTCTCCAGGGTATGCAGCGCCCTGCGGTAGATCGTCCTGAGGCACGACTTCTTCTCATCTTGCGTTGAGGGAATGAATACTCCCCTGGCACATGAAGCAACAGGCTTTCCTTCTTTACGCAACTGCTCCACTGCCTCAGCCACGTGACGCCAAGGGACCGGCTCCAGAGAAACAATACTGCCAAGGTGGTCGAGCTTCACAGCCCGGCCACGCCCTTGGCAGTAGGTTTCCAGGTATTGGTAGATTGTGTTTTTTAAATTTTCCATAAGCCTAAACTGTTAACCAAGCGATAACTGTTTGCGTGTTTAAAATGGCCCAGATAAGATGCAATAGAATCCCTTAATTTATCGGGATAATTTCTCAATTCCTTTAGTTTAGACTTTAGGTTGTTTACCACCCTTTTTCTAACCAAAATATATCCTGGCCGAACAATGTATCCCAAGAAGTCAACTCCGTTCGATACCGACAAAAGCTTATGCCGTGTTGGATGCAGCCGTAAATTCAACCTTTGTGCCAAAAACGCACTAATCTCTCCGCGCCATCTGTTGAGTTGTTCCGAATCAGTATGCAGGATCACAAAATCATCAACATATCGCAGATAATAATGCGCCTTCAACCGATGCTTCACAAACTGATCCAGTTCGTTTAGATAGACGTTAGCGGCAAATTGGCTGGTAAGATTTCCTATCGGCAGACCACGTTCATTATTCTTTCCAAACAGACTTTTGTGCGTAGGGACACGACGGAGCAATGAAGAACCGCCTCGAGTAACGTATGATTTAGTGCAATCCCAAAAGATTACTATGCGAGTAAGCCAGAGGATATCCGAACTCCTCACCTTACGTGCGATCAACTGGAAAAGGATTTCCTTATCAATATTTGGAAAAAAGTCCTTGATGTCCAACTGTAAAAAATATGCGCGGGTCTTGCCGTTCTTGGTTATTTGGCGGGTAAATTTCTGAAGCCGGATGACGGCGGCATGGGTTCCTTTGTTTCTTCGGCAGGCGTATGAATCATGGTAGGTGTAATCATTAAGTTCTCGTTCGAGCTTAAGCAGGTTTTCAGCAGCATTAAATTCAAACCGCAGCGCATTGATAGTTCCACGTTTATTCCTCCGGCAGTTGAGATATGCCCGGTGGATATTCTCGAACGAAAAAATGCTTGATGAGCCGTTGGCTGGAGCGGACTGGCCGCACATAGTTATGATTGTTCTTATGGTTGTTGTTCACGTTGCCGTTGTTGGAGTTCACGCACCACGCGGCCCAACACGCGACAGCGCACTACTTACTCACGCACTTGATGCCGTTTCCGGCCATCAGAAGCAGATCCTTGCAGTACTGCTTCTTGTGTTCTTATACCTGTCTTACTGGTGGCATGAGCGCCCAGTGGCTTCATGTTCGCACTCTCCTATGAAGATTCTGATCTTCCAGGATTCTGGCAACTCCTTAGCCATCCTTCGCATTGCTTTGATATTTCAATAACCTTCCTGGTGGCCGTAGGAAAATTGTTCGGTCTCCGGAAAGCTTTAATTTCCGCGCACACCTGAACCCTGATTTTGAGTTCCTGAAGCTTATCCAGGGCAGATTTGAGCCTATTTTCTCTGTCAACTCTAATATTCGCCTGTGCGATCAAAACAAGAACCGTATACGAAAGGTTGCGCAATTCTGTACCGCTCGTATATTTGTGATACCGAGAGAATCCGCGGACGATCGTCTCAAAATAAACGACCATATCAATCGCTGCTCTATAAATCGGCAATCCTTCGTATGCGGTACTCATATTCAACTACCTCACTGGCAAAGGGGCAAAATGACACTGGCTGGAGCGGACTGGCCGCACATAGACATGATTGAACTTACGGAGGCCGTCCACGTAGCCGTTGCCGGAGTGCACGCACCACGCGGCATCTTTATTCCAGACACAAGTTTCGTTACTCCAATACCAATCATCGAATTTGCCCTTGAAGATTTTGGTATCGTAACAAGGATCATGTTTCGTACGATCAACCATGCCGCAGATCTCTTCCACGGTCGGCAACCGCCAGTCCTTATGACCTGCGAAATCAAGTGCGGCGCAGGCCTTCTCCGCTTCCTCGAATGTCATCTGCTTCTTGAATATCTCTCCAAGAACCGTAGGGTCCTGGGTAATCTCCAGACCTGTTTTGCGGTCGGTGATGATATTGTTCTTGTTGTCGATAAAACGTGCCTCCGGTAGTACCTCTTTCTTTGCTGTTTTTGTCTTTGCCATACTTCTCTCCTTTTAAAGGTTAAATTGTCAAACCGTCAATCACTGGCTGGAGCGGACTGGCCGCACATAGTAATGACCGTACTTATGGTCGTAGAACACGACGCCGTTGACGGAGCCCACGCACCACGCGGCGTCCGAATCCCAAGCGCAGGGTGTGCTTGTCCAGTACCAGTCGTTATGTTTTCCGGCAAAAACGTCTGTATCCCAGGCCGGATCAGACCGTGAATAATCTATGATCGAACGCAGCTCCTCTATCGTGGGCAGCCTCCACCCACTGTTATAACCCGCGTAGGAAAGTTTTTCGCAAGCCTCCTTTGCCTCCTCAAAGGTCATTGTTTTTTGAAAAACTGCTCCTAAGACCGTAGGATCTTTTACCCAGATAACATTGAACTGCTTATCGCTGATGGTTCCGTCATTGTTGTCAATGAAACGGTCATTGATTTGACGCGGAGCCGGTAAAATAACCTTCGTGGATATTGTTTCCTGCTTCAAGAGATTTCTGATCTCTTGCAGTATGCTTAGGACAGTATCCTTTTTTTTCATATTAACCTTCTCCTTTTTTAGTTTTCAACTGCTTTTAATAACGAGACTGCTAAGGCGAGATGTTTTCTTTCTCCCTTAAATATACTGATTTTGACATTCTCAAATACCACCAGATCACCAATCCGAACATTGTCAGCGCATTTACCCCATTTGGAGATTGTCATCCAGTCACTGTTGTCTTCCGATGAGATAATATAATGAGTAACTTCGCCTTTAGTCTTATCCTTCTTGGTAAAGGTTTCTGTTTTGGCATCAGAGAGGATCCCCCTCACGTCAAAAGGCTTGGTTTCTTTCCCCTCCTGCAACTTGATCTTCAACGCTTCACCTACCGTTAAAGGCGCGGGCCCCGGGACAATATTTTCTTCATTGATAACCTGAGCACTGAAGGTTTCTTTGACCTTCTCGACTGCAGGGACGCTTCCCTTGCCATTTTCAGCCTCTGAATAGAGTAAAGGATCCTTGGTTTCATCAGGAGCCGGCAAAGCGCCTATTGCCGCCTTTTCTGGGGAAATCAAAGCTGCCTTTTGCAACTGTTCGATACTGGCATTTTCCAAGTCGATTTGCATAATATAATGTTTGGATTTCTTCCCCTCGTAGGAAATATCCGTAGGCACCCGGCGCAACGTGATGGGGAGCATGGCGAATCTTCCGCAAAGCCCCCTCAACCAATCCAGTGCAGAGTTCAGATTGACAATGGAATTCCAGGACCCGGTGCTGATTTGCCAAACCCCTATCCCTGATAACTCAGGTAAGAGGATTTGCAACGCCCCTAGTCGGTTGCAGGAATTATCCTTTTGATAGATACACTCAGGACCAAGGCATTCAACCTTGGTAAGTCCCATTTCGTCTTTACCAACAACCTCAAGGCCTTCAGCAAATTCAGGAAGCGCGCAGACGGCGGTTTCACCGTCACCTTTACATTTGAGTAATGTCCCCGATCCATAACGCTTGTACCATTGTTGAAAGAATATCTCTGCCTCAACCGGCGGGAACATGATTTTAATGGCGGTAGGCTTTTCGCCATAGAGTTCCTTAAACTGAACTTTCAACTGATCATTGCGCCCCTGATCACCAGTCTGGGGATCAAGAATAAAATAATCAACTTCAGCCGGATATTCCTTACCAGTCTTCTCTGAAACTTTCTTGATACCTAACCGGATATGCCCGAGCCGCGGGCAACGCCGGATATCTGAGATAGTTTTAATCGGCATTTGTCGCCTTCCTTTCTCCATTTTTGATTTTTAGAATCTCGGTATATTCGTAAGATTTAGTTTTTTCAACCACCGTAGGATCCACAAGTCCTTCTTTTAACGCTTGTTTAATTAACGTCGATGAGGGGTTGCTGATAAGGGCAAATTTTTCGGAACCTAAACCTCGGCGGAGTTTCTCGGGATCGTAATTGACATTCTGCCGCTGGATTCTCTCGATTGAAAAATTACTGCTTGAAACAGTCTTTTCGATGCTTGTCTTGAAATAAATCTCGACAATCATCTTTGCTGATTCATATTCTTTTCTGAGCATCTTAAGCTGTTCATCAAGCGAGCAATAAGCGTTGATCGCTGATTCGAGGACCTCTTGGGAAGGCGGTTCAATAGTAGCATCAATCTTAAAAGCAGGCGGTTCAGGGATAGGACAATCGCGCCAACAATGGCCATTGAACTTACAATAACCGCATTGCCAACTGTCACGTGCGAAAGGCCGTTCTGGTTCCTTATTTTTTTTGATGAATTTTGCCACCTCAAGAAAATAGCCCTTGGCTTTTGCAAAGACTTTCTCATCGTAGTCGATAGACCACTGCTTCATCTCAGAAGTATTTTTATTGATGGCAAAAATAACTCCATTCTTAACCCCGAGATAATGCATATAGATCATCAGCTGGCCGAGCCATTCTTCCTTTGGTTCTGACATATCCTCAAAACCAAAATGACTGATGCTCTTGATTTCCACGAGTTCTCGATCACCTTCCGGAGTAGTAGAAACCATCGCATCAAAACGGCCGGTAAGATTAAGTTCAGTTTTTGCGGTTTGCGGAAGACGTGCCTCTTCTTGACGCAAAACCCCAGAACGCCAGAGATAATTTTTTACCAGATCATGAAAGGCATCCCCAGCCTTAAAGATCATCAGGGCCCGCGCATCTAAGGCTTTCTTTGGAATATCCAGTTTAAATTCATAGAATAATGCGCGCTTACATTTAAAGACATCGCTCGCCCAGAAATGATCCCGGGGGCCGTAGTTCTTACCGCGTTTCTCATTGTCTTCTAATACCAATTGCTCAATAATTTTTGCAAGATCAATCATGATAATTCCTCTCCTTCCCTCGCCGCACCCCTCCGCTCGTCGAATTTCAGGACGCGCTCTTCATGCTCGCGCTCGGATATATCCGTCTGTTTGCCGTAATACTTCTGATAGATTTGATTCAGAAAAGCCTTGTCTTTGGGGTTCATTTACACAACACTCCTATGAGTATGAGTACACCTGCCAGCACTCCGCAAGCCACCACGATGATTGCTTCGTGGACGGAATCGGCAAATCTTCCCTTATAGTAGTCGTTCATTTGAGGCCTCTCCTAAAAAACGTATGCTCTCCGATTTTAACCGTCACGCTCATCCTCTTTGCCCATTTCGGCAAGCCGTATCTTTCCACGGCTTCGTAATGGGTTGCGCCGTGCGTGACGTCCGGCGCGCCTTCGTAAAATACCTTTGCGACTATCTCTTTTGCTACCTTTTCAGCCCGGGGCCCCTCCTTCCTGCAGAACGAGGCAAGGTCCTTGCGCTTTAAGGCGCAGAGGCCATGATTCATCCCACTGTTCAATCGATTCCTTACGCAGCACGCTACTGCATACATACCTGTATATCCTCCAGAGACGTCCTCGGCGATTAACCCTTGCCAGAGATTCTCCGGGACAGGAACCTGCGCCCGCGCGAGCGTTAAGCTGAGAAAAATAAAGGCGAGAATCATTGCCCCTATGGCAAAGGGGAAGATATCTTCTTTGACTTGTGCGATGATTCGATCGAGGGGATTCACGAGGCACCTCTTTTATTTCCGGCTCTCCATCATTCGGTAGATGTCTTCCGTATAGAATCGCGGCCTGGCGTTTGGCTGATGCTTGAGGATCCTGACGCCGTAATTCGGCCAGGTATGGTAAATCTGGTAGGCATAACCTACGGAAATGCCGATGATCTGACAGGCCCGATTCAAATCAATAATCTCATCTTGAACTGCCTGCATTTCTTCCTCCGAGTTTACCTATAAGTTTAAGGATGCTTCCCTGATTAAAAACCGCTTTGCAGCGCACCTCAGAAAGCTTGATCCTGACATCAACGCGTGGCTTATCATCCTTAAAATCAATTTCGGCTTGTTGGTGCATTTTTTGAATGCCAGCATGAATAAATTTCTGCATGCCTTCGTAGTCTTTTGCGTTATAAGCTTCCAAGGAATCAAGAAAAAAACCCACCGCTTCGTTGCGAAGTCTGTCATTTTCGTGATCCAAGGTTTCATTGATATTTAGGTTTGAGATAACTGCATCAATATCGGAGGAAAAGTTGCTGAGTATAGATACTGCTTCCATGAGTTCTTCAGTGAGTTCATTCTTTACGGTGGGTTTTCCTGACATGCGCTCTCCTTTTATCTCCCACAAAATCGAAAAAGTGGTTTATAATATAGGTAGCGGTTATTCTTCTACCGGATCTCTGCTGCGGTCATAAAAACAAAGATCGCCGACATCATAGCCGGTAAGCTCACAGAGTTTGCGTAGGACCGAAGGAGTAACCTGACGCTTATCTGAAAGAATCATTGAGAAAAGACTCTGGCTGATTCCAAGTTGATCGGCCATCTCTTCAGAATTCCTTGGAGGTGTCGTTTTGTTTTTCAGCCAATTTTTTATTACCTCTACCTTTAATCTAATCATTACCATGAGTATTGCTCCTTTATCATTTTTTATGATATTACCGGTCAA